GAGTGGATAGATGAGCGAATTAGAAAATGCATGGGATAGTGATGAAGAGTTTTGGGATTTCGTAGGACAAAATAGACGGATGGTTGGCCTAGCCATATCAGATGGCCAAGGGCTAGACATACTTAACTCACTAAGAGATGTGTATTTAACTATAGAAAAAGAACCAGACAGTGCCATGCGTATGTTAACATTACTAGGCACAGTTATTTATGCCAGTAGTATAGGAGAAGGCAAACAGTTTACAGATGAAATACAAATAGTAGCAGCAATGGAACAATTTGATACTAATATTAAGGAGATATTAGATGAAGAATCCAGGTGATATAGATACAATTACAAACGAACTAACAGCCATCTTGTTAAAGAAACAACAAGACTACGGCCCATTTAATATAGCCCACGCTCCAGGCGGGGCTATGAATGGACTACGAGTTAGGATGCATGACAAGTTAGCAAGGCTAAATAACCTAGTAGATACAGGCAACACACCGAACTATGAGTCAGTCGAAGACACCCTTATAGACCTGGCTAACTATGCTATAATAGGACTATTGGTACAAAGAGGACAATGGGAAGGTGCTGATTAATGTGGAAAATTAGAAACCCATTTTACTGGGTAGATACACCCAGAGAAACTATACTTGTAGTTTGTTATCGTTGTTCAAAAAATTTTGGAGTACATATAAAAAATATACGAGTATATAATTATTGTGGTAATTGTAAATAGATGAATCAAGAGTGGGTACAAGAGTATGATTTGCTTGTATCCTCGCTTGCCTCCGAATACCACAAAAGATATTCAATGCTTGACCCTGATGATATCAGACAGACTTTATGGATGTGGTTTGTTACCCACCCAGTTAAATACAAAGAATGGTCTAAGTTACCAGCCAAAGATAAAGAAAAACTAATTGCTAAATCGCTACGGAACGCAGCAATAACTTATTGCGAAAAAGAAAAATCCCAGAAGTCAGGATATGATTTACTAGACTTATATTATTACGACTCTTCAGTCATAGAAGCATTCTTACCATCCATAATTGCAGGTAGTTATGAAATACCTAGCAAGATAAAAGACCTTAACTTTAAGTTTGGTAAGGGCGAAGTTACAGATGGAAACAACTGGCTAGTTCTACGGTCAGATATAGAAAAGGCATACAATCAACTGGCAGAGGCAAAACAAAATATTTTACGCCTGCGTTTTTCTATGGAAAACTGCGAGTGGAATGAGTTGGGCAAGGAGTTAAACACATCTGCTGATGGTGCAAGAATGCGAGTTACTCGTGCAGTTAATTCTGTAATTAGAAATTTAGGTGGCTGGCGGACATATGTAGATATGGATACAACAGATTCACAAACAGAGGATGATAGTGACAGAACAGAATCCTAAAGAAATAAAAGATTTATTTAAAAAAGATTATACTAATGCTATGGACCTGCGTGGTAATCCAATAGGAGATATCTGTGTATGTGGTTCAGAATTGTTTACTGCTATAGTAGCCTTTGAGGCAGGGGAAATTTGTTTTTACTTTTTAGATGGTGAGTGTGTAAACTGTGGCTCATTGGTTACTTTGTCCACACCAATAGATGATATAGGAATGGATTGCATGTAATGCCTTATTATGATTTTGAGTGTAAGTTTTGTATCAAAGTTATAGAAGTGAATGACCCTACCCCACCATTTTGTGCATGTTGCGGAAACCTTATGATTCGTATATGGTCCTCTACACCAGTACATTTTAAAGGAACTGGTTTTTATTCTACGGGGGGCTAATGAGATTTAGTGATACACCAGCATGTAATGGTATAGATGTAGAAGTATTCTTTACAGAAGACAAAGGTGGTAACTATGCACATCTTGATTATGTTAAGAAAATATGCAAGACTTGCCCAGTACGAGTTGAATGTTTTGATTATGCAATGGATACACTAGTCCATGGAATATGGGCAGGTACTACTAAAGAAGAAAGGGATAGGTATAGAAGCAAGCACAACATGGTAGGTAAAACTGTTGTACCAGCATCTATGTTTGACGATGTCTACTATAGTCAATCTAAGTAAAGATGAAGTAAGAGTTTGCACTCTACTAGCAGTAGAGCGCTGGCTTACCAAGTTTGGTTCTAAAGATAAACCTAACTATGCACAAGGTAAATTAGATGGCAAGTTAGAACCAGAAATAAATGCAAACATACGGGCTAATGTATGTGAGTGGGCAGTAGCAAAACAATATAACTTAGGTTGGAATACACCTTGGTATCCAAATGCTTTACATGTTAAACGATACCCAATATCTGATGTAGGAAATAATATAGAAGTTAGGTCTATTAGAACTCAAACTAATATTCCTTTTTGGGGTAAAGATAAAGGTAGAATTATTATTGGAACTAAATGTTTAGATACAGAATATTATTCTGAGGTAGAAATTTTTGGCTATATAAAACCAGAACAGTTTACTAAAGAAGAATACTATGATAGTTATATAAACGGATGGCGTGTACCTATAACAGAATTTAGGGAGTATGATGTCAAAACTATCTGACTTTGATTTAGATTTATCAATTGGGCACGAAGGCGAGTCTCTAGTTAATCAACTACTAACCAATGGCAAAACCATAGAAGTTAAAACAGATTTAAAGTGGAAGAATACTGGTAACTTATATATAGAAACTGTGTGTTGGTCACACAATAATGAAGAGTGGTATCCGTCTGGTATTTCTTCAACCAAGGCTGAGTACTGGGCATTTGTATTAGAAGGAACTGTATTGATAGTACCAATAGAACATTTACGGCGTGCCATTACCTTGTATGGCCATCCTATTACCTGTAATATAGAACCTAATCCATCAAAGGGTTATCTGATACGACCAGATAAAATCCTCCAAGTAGTACAAGAGTTATCTAAGTAGAGGGGAACTGCTTAGAAAACAAAAAAGACCCCCGCTCCAGTAGTGATACTGGGCGGGGGATTCTTTATTATAACTAATTAGTTATTAGTACGACCAAATTCTGGTGCAGATGGGTCTAATGCTTTAAGCACTGGTCCCGCTACAGCAGCAACGCCTGCTAATGCAAGTGTCTTTAGGTCAGTTGTTCCAGCAAGGTACAGAGCAATTACTGATGCTACTGCTGCACGAATGTAGGTAACTGCAATTGCTTTTAGTTTAGTTGTATTCATATCCATCCTTAGGGGCGAGCAACGCCCATTACTAGGGAGTAGGCACGTTTCTTTAGATACACACCATCTCCGTTTGATTGACTGCCCTTATTATCCCCTGAGGTATTCCCCTCATAGACCATAAGGTATTTCTTTCCATCATTACTAGCACAGATACCAACATGGTCAGCCTCTGCATCAGCATCAAATTGAAAGAAAACTATATCTCCAGGCTGGGCTTTACCCACTGGAACTATCTTGCCTTTACTTGTAAACCATTTAAGTCCTGCTTGACAAGATGCAAATCCCTTTTTAGTTTGGGCTGCTATCTTTTCTCCTAATCCTGCTTGGTCAAAACACCAAGATACAAACATTGCACACCAAGGATTAAAGTTTAATCCATACCACTTGCCATACATGCTGTCGTTTCTTTTTCCTACTTCTTGATATCCAAGTTGAGACTTGGCTATGTCCACTACATTACTCATCATCGTCCTTTGGGTTTCTTAGTCGGTAAGTAACTGCCCATGTAATCAAGGTTGCAATAATTGCATAGCCAACTACTGTCTTTGCTGAACCATCAAGTACAACCCAAGCAATAAACATGCCTAGTACTGTCCATAATTGTTCAATCATGTCTCTTAATATCTTCAAGGTTTTCTCCTTCTTGCTGACTTAGGCTTATCGTTACCAGCCATAGGTCCACCAGCAGGGGAACTTGGCGTTGATGTTCTAGTTGTAGTACCTGCTGCCATACCTGCTGCATTAATAGCAGCCTGACCAGCAATAACAGATGCAACAATAATTTCTTCTGACTCTTCTCGTTCTTCATCGGACATATCAGCACCTATATTTGCTACGGCTGTTAATACTTGTCCTGGGTTATCAAAGATTGCACTTACTAATTCAGCAGGTGAATCAAATACTTGTAATGCAATGGCAACTTCTGCAGTAATTACAACTGCATTACCATTGTCATCAGTACGAACTTCTACTGGAGTATCAGATGGTAAGTCTTCAAGAGTAAGTCCTGCT